TGAGCAAGAGAACAAGAAAAAAGCACGAGAGTATAATTCTAATTTAGATAAATCGGCAAAAGAATTTGGTTTATCTGATAAGTCAAAATTGTCAGATTATAGAAAAAAATGGTGGGAACGTGAAATTTCAAAAGAAGAAAAAAAATCCGGCTTTAAATTTACAAAATCTGAAAAGAGTGGACTTATTAAAAGGTGGGCAGATGGTGATAAAGGATTTGGTGTAAATGGATTTCAAGACGATAAGAAAAAAGCATGGTTTAGAAACTACGAAAAATCTTCTTTAGAAAAGTCTCAAAAGTCAATGATAAGACCTATTGAGAATACATTCTTAAAAGCTGGAGCACAGACTTTAAAAAGAGCTACTAATTTTGTTGCATCCAATAACCCCGAAACATCTAAACAGGTAAAAAAAGATGTAGCTACAGCTATAAAAGCAATAAAGGATAGTAAAGATCCTGCTAAATTAGCAAAATTACGTAAAGAACTTGATAGGCTGAAAGAAATTGGAATGGACAATGTAGTTCCTTCCGAAGGTGTGGTTTTTATGTATAAGGGAAAGCCATATAAGTTTACAGGTGCATTTGCTCCTATTAATCAAATAAATGGTACTTTCAAATTTGACAAACCAAAAGACGAAAAACCAGAAGCAAAGCCAAAAGAAAAATATAAAAAAGAAGCAAAAAAAGACGAAAAGAAAAAAGCAGAAAAGCAACCAAAGAGAACTATAGCAGTATTTGCTGGAAGATTTCAACCATTTCATGCAGGTCACTATAGTGTTTATCAAGAACTTGTCAAAAGATTTGGAAAAGATAATGTGTATATAGCGTCATCAGATGTAACAGATGAAGTCCGTTCACCATTTAAATTTAGTGAAAAACAGGAAATAATTACATCTATGTTTGATGTACCGAAAGACCATGTTGTTCAAGTTAAAAATCCATATCAGCCCGTAGAAGTATTAAAAGGTGCGGGCAAAGACACGGCATATGTCACGGCTGTTAGTCAGAAAGATGCAGAACGATTAGACAAAGGTGGTAAATACTTTAAAAATTATGATAAAACGCCTAAAGGAACACATAAAAATTATAAAGAAGAAGGTTATTATATAATAGCACCTGAAATGCAACTCAAAGTTAATGGTGGTAATATAAGTGGAACACAATTACGTGCTACGTTCGGTAATGAATTTTTATCAGATAGTGAAAAAAGAGATATATTTACACAAGTATATGGTAAATTTAACAAAGACATATATAATAAAATAGTTAAAAAAACCACCAAAGCAGAAGAAGCTAAAGTAGAAATAGAAAAAATTGAAAAACAAAAAAAAACAGCAAAAGCAATAACTAAAAAAACTGACACCGGTAAGAAAGATAAAAAAGAAAAATCGGTAAGTTTAGATAAAGATACTCGTAAAAAATTAAAGGATGTACTAAAAACTAAAATAAAAAATCCAGAGACTGGTAATAAAATTTATGTTAGCAGTGCATTAAAATATAAAAAAGGTAGTAAAGTAAGAAGAGCAGCAGAGGATGAAATTAAAAAAGCATTGAAAACCAAAAATGAGAATTTTCCGGGTGGAGTATTTACTGGGTTAACATCGCCGGCCGGATATATAAATGGCGCACCTAACCCAAAACGTGTAAAAAATATGAGAAAGAAACTAAATTCAAAAGAAAAAAAATCGGTTAATGAAAATATTTCTTTGGTAGATGAAACTATCTTTAATGAATGGGCTTCCGATTATTTCGGAGAATCGGTCGTAGCAGAAGAAATAAAATCTGTTAATACAAAAGACACTAGAAAAATTCAATCGTTAAAAGAAGATTCAGAAATTTATAATCCGATAGCTAGGTATCATGTTTTTAATGATAATGATTCTCCTTTAGTACCATTTTTATTCAATATAATACAAGAAGAAGTTCAAGAATACATAGATACGCATTCTATTGATGAAGCGGATGAGGAGGGTGGAAAACCTAAAAAAGAAAAAGAACCCTCAGAAGCGGAAAAAATGGGTTTAGTATATCGTGGTTATGGTAGATATGCAAAAGATAAATCTGGCCCTATAACTCACAAAAGTGAAGATGGTAAAATTAGACCACTAACACCTGCCGAAGCTGAAGAAGAAAACAGAAAAGAAAAAGGTGCAGGAGCCGCACCTAAACCTGCAGCACCGGGCGCATCTGCAGCCGCTGGAGCAGCTCCTGCTGCCGGACAACCGGCAGCAGCTGGTGCAGGAAAAGAACCTGGCAAAAAAGGTCAACAAAAACCACCCGCACCATCACCACAAGATAGAGCTCAAAATCCACAGGCAATAAAAGCAGGAGAATTTAAATCAGATGCGGATAAAGCTGAGGAGAAAGAAAAAAAAGAAAAAGCAGAAAAGGAAAAAGAATCTAAATTTGAAAAAGACGCTGAGGAAAGATTAGCAAAACTATCACCAGAAGAGAGAAAGAAAGCTGAAAAAGCGAGAGAGATAGCTGACAGAGAAAATGCTGCAAAAGCTCAAATGGAAAAAGAAGAAGCTGAAGCTTTTGATACATTAAAAAACGAAGCCTTTGGATTTAAAAACCCAGATGGTACTAAAAAATCAAAATCAAATATAGCTAGAGCAATATTTGGAAATGCAACAAGATTGGTAACAAGAGCTGTAAGTCATACTTTAGGTGGTGTAGCAAATGTACTAACACTTGGTCTTGTAAAAGGATTTAATCCTAAAAATGTAGGAAAATTAGCAGATAAGATGGCGGCTGGTATTACAAAGTTTGTAACAAATCAGGACAATGCTATGGTCAAATTTGCTAAAGCATTTCCGCATAATGTAGCACATACAGTACATCATATAGTAGACACAGTTAAAAGAACAGGAAGTGCTGTAAATAATTTAGCACATCTTAGACATCCTTTGTCACAAAAACGAACTTGGAAAGATTCACAAGGAAAAGAACATAGTGAACACGTGACACGTGGTGATTTTCAAGAGGAAGTAGTAGTTAGAGATCCTAAAACAGGTAAGCCTGAAAGAAATATGTTTGGAATGCCCAAAAAAGTATGGGTAGACAAAGAACAACCAAAAGAACCCGATCGTAACGACCCTAAGTTTAAAAACGATAAACAATATGAGAAAGAAACTAAAAAGTATGAAAAGGAAAAAGCTAAACACGATTTTTATCAATCAGAAATAGAGGTTCCTAATGACCATTTTGATAGTCATAAACCAGAAAGTTCTGATAATCCAAGAACAAAGAAAGTTAAAGCAAAAGATGATGTAATTAAAGAACATGAAGCAAATAAAAAAGCTTGCGTGAGTATGATGAAGATGGCAGCTATGTCAGTAGCTGCTGCTTACGGTGGCCCGTTCTTAAAAGGATTGATGACTAAAGTTGGAGGAAGTACAGCTGCATCAGCTACTACATCAACTTTAGCTAAAGGTGCTCAAGCTTTATCAGATGCTGCACATAATGGTATGCAATGGTTGTCTACTCAAGGAAAAATAGGAGAAATGACAGCACAAGGACTTGCTGCCGCTGGAAAAGGTGCAGCCGCGGCCGGTAAAGTAGCCGGTCACGCAGCAGCTGAAGTTGGGCATCATGTTCTTCACGTTGGTGAAAAGATAGGCCACACTGCAGCTAGTGTAGCACACGCACCAACCGAAGCATTACATTATGCATTTGACGCAATGGGATTGCATGGTAAAATAGTAAATGGTATTTCGTATTTTGGAGGTGAAATGATAGGTCATGGTACATTAGAATCATTAGGATTACACGCTCCAGATGCTGAAAAGATTGGCGGTGGTGCAATAGGAATGCATTCATTGTTAGGCGCAATATCTGAAAGTGAAAGAGCAGAATATAAGATGATGTCCGAACATTTCAATTATTTAAATAAAACCATATTAGTTGAAGGAAAAAAAGTTGGTGAAGAGGACATGAAAAAAGCATCAAGAAATTCATTAGCTTCGGCTATGTTGATAGCTTCAAAAGCTGCACCAAAGATTGAAAAATACGAGATGACTGAAGAGCAATATGCTGAGATGTTAGAAAAAGCTGTTATGTTCAAAAAATTGAAAGAAGGGTCTGATAGAGAACAAGAAATAGATAAAACAAAAGATGCAGCAGCTGATATGGCAAAATCTTTTTCTAAAATGTTAAAAGAAGACGCCAGCGAAGCTCAATCACATTCTCGTTTAAAACTTGTAAAAGAGTTTGTTGAATGGTGTTCAGAAAGACTGAAATTAAAAGAAAGGCCCCGTGTAAAAATTTTAAGTAACAAATCTTTACCAGAAGCAGAACAACCTTCATTAGGTGGGTATATTCCGCACATTAAAGAAATATATGTTGTTATGGAGGGAAGACTGATAGCAGATGTTTTAAGAACTATTGCACATGAGATGGTTCATCATAAACAATATGAAATGAATCTCATAAAGAATATAGAGAATGACGGAAAAACGGGCTCTGAAATTGAAAATAAAGCAAATTCTGTAGCAGGAATACTACTTCGTGAGTATGGTAAACTGCAAAAAAAGATATATACCGAATCAACTCAAAAAAAAAATTCAAATGATAAGGTAAAATCTTCGGAAGAACATTATGTACCTACTACTGGTATCTTTAGTAGAAATTTAACTCCACAACAAAAAATAGATAAATTAAATCCTGCCAGAGCAATACAAAAAGCTAAAATTTGGCATAAAACATTTGCTCATCACAATCCGGAAACCGGTGAGGTTGAATCGAAAAATATGTCAGAAGCAATTGTAGATGATACGATTGACTCTACATTTGCTAAAATGAAAGAAAAAATAAAAGCAAGTTATCCATCTTTACAATCGATTAAATACGATACACACGACAAAACTTATACTTTCATTTTTAATAGTGAAAAAGAGGCTAACACTTTTAGAACAAAATTTAAAGGTACAAAATCTCAAATAGCTCAATTTGATAAAATTGATTATGAGCCAAAACAAAGTCCTAACACCTTTTTTGTAAAATTTAAAACTCAGTTTAAAGAAGATATAAATTTACCGGTAAATGTTGGAGACACTGTACTAATGGGTAAATTCAAAAATAAAAAAGTAAAAGTAAAAGATATTGGTAAGGATCACCACGATATGCCTACAATCAATGGTAGACCAGCGGCAACATTCAGAACTAAAAAAGAATCTTTAAATGAAGTAAGTGCATTAGCTGGTTCAGATGCTCAGCCAGATGGTGCTTTTTTACCAAAAGGTAAAACTAGAATATTGGGTAGAAATGATAATGTAAACAAAACAGATAAGTGGTTCACAAATGGTGGATATACTCAGACTGACTTTCCAACTGCTGATGCAATATTTGGAGATGAGGACGCGGAACTTGTAACAGTTTGGTATAGTCATGAAAATGTACCAAGACAAGAAGAAAAGCTCAAAACGGATTTCATAAAGGAAACTTTGAACACTAATAAAGAGTATGAAAAATATACCAATAAACTATTGGAAATAATTCGGAAAAAGTAATATATATTTATATACAGGTTACAAACAATTTATTATGGCAAAAAGAAAATCATTTGAAGAAAAAAATAAGTACATTCATCCAACTCGCAAAAAAGTCATAGACACTGTTTTTGGTAGAGATGGTAACACTCAAAAAACATTTGGTTACGAAGGTGATGAGTTAAAGAAAAGAGAAATAGGAGAAACATGGACTGACTCAAGTGGGGTAACATGGGAACAAAAAGATGGATATAAAACCACAGTTAGTAAATTAGATGATGTCAGACAATATCTTTCTTCATTAAAAGAATGCAAAGGTACAGATTGTCAGACTAAAATATTTTCTAAAATAGACAAAAAAATAATAATAAAAACAGGAATGTGCGTTGATTGTTTACAAAAATATGAAACACAACTAAAAGTAGATGGGACATATCCGTTTTATGAGGATTACAAAATGACTCGTAATAAACTAGCTTATGCTAGAGAATTGAAGCAAAGATATGAAGCTGCTCTAGATGGTATTAAAGATACTATTGAATTTGTAAACGAAAGAGGTGAAATTGAAACATGGAAATGGGAAATTGAACCAGAAAAAGTTCGTCAAGATTTAATTAATGATATTCAACAGGTTTCGCATGCAATAGAATTATTGATAGAAAGAAAAGCTAAACTTGAAGATAAGTTAGTTGAACTAAAGCATTCCGAACTAATAGTAAAATAATGGCAGTTCAAGGTCAACCACAAAAAACTCTTAAAGAGATAATCGCAGATGAATATCGTAGATGTGCGTTAGACCCTATACATTTTATGAAAAAGTATTGTGTCATTCAACATCCGACACGAGGAAAGATACCTTTTCATTTATATCCGTTTCAAGAAAATTGTATGAACGATTTTAAAAATAATCGTTTTAATATCATTCTAAAATCACGTCAGCTCGGATTATCAACACTTTCAGCAGGATACATACTTTGGAAAATGCTATTTAACGAAGATTTTAATGCACTAGTTATTGCTACCAAAGTAACAGTAGCAAAAAATCTTGTTGAAAAAGTTCGTGTCATGCACGACCTTCTTCCTATATGGTTGAGGGATGGAAATAACGCATCGGTTGAAGATAACAAACTATCACTTAAATTAAAAAATGGTTCACAAGTAAAAGCAATTGCAAGTTCCCCTGACGCAGGTCGTTCTGAAGCATTGTCTCTTCTTGTAGTGGACGAAGCAGCATTTATTCGTGACATTGATGAAATATGGTTATCAGCACAATCAACACTTTCAACAGGTGGTAGTGCAATTGTACTTTCTACTCCAAATGGTGTTGGTAATTGGTTTCATAAAATGTGGGTTGAGGGTGAAAACCAAACAAACGGATTTAACAATATCAAACTACATTGGACAGTCCATCCCGAAAGAAATCAAGAATGGAGAGACGAGCAGACACGAGTATTAGGAATAAAAGGAGCAGCACAAGAATGTGATTGTGACTTTGTGAGTTCTGGTGATACTGTCATTGACCCACAATTATTAATGTGGTATAAAGAAACTTATGTAATGGAGCCTGTAGAAAAACGTGGATTTGATGGAAATCTTTGGGTATGGGAGCATCCAAACTATAGTCGTCAGTATATGGTTGTGGCTGACGTTGCTAGAGGTGATGGTAGTGACTTTTCAACGGCACAGGTCATAGACATTGAAGATTGTTCACAAGTAGCAGAATATCGTGGCAAACTTGAAACCAAAGATTTTGGTAACTTTTTAACAGCACTTGCGACTGAATATAATAATGCTTTACTTGTAGTAGAAAATTCAAATGTAGGATGGGCAACAATTCAACAAATCATAGACAGAGGTTATGGTAACCTATTTTATATGAGTAATGATTTAAGATACATAGATGTTGAACGTCAAATAACGAATAAACATTATAGAGAAGAAAGACAGATGGTTGCTGGTTTTTCAACCACGTCAAGAACTCGTCCACTTATTATCTCATCATTAGACACCTATATAAATAATAAAGATATTCTAATCAGATCATCTCGTCTTGTAGAAGAGTTATTTACTTTTATTTGGAATGCGGGAAGAGCAGAAGCAATGAAAGGATACAATGACGACTTAACTATGGCAATGGCAATCGGATTGTGGGTTCGTAATACAGCATTACGTCTTCGTCAAGAGGGAATAGATTTAACAAAAAGTATGTTAGGTGCATCTCACATTCAAAAACATATAGGAATGTATACTGGAAATATGGCAAATGGTAGTCCATACGAAATTGCAACCGGGAAAAATAATGAAAAAGAGAATATAACTTGGTTACTTGGTTAAATTCTTTATACTTATACAGTATGAATGAAGATCTTCGTAAATGGTTTAAACAAAAATGGGTAAACATCGGCAAAAAAGTTGATGGTAAACATCCTCCATGCGGAACATCTGGTGAAAAGAGTGGATATGCAAAATGTGTACCTGCGGCAAAAGCAGCAGGTATGACTAAAAAAGAAAAAGAATCCGCAACTAAAAGAAAGAGAGCAGCTCAAAACAAAGCAGATAGGGGTGGTAAAGAATCAGGTAGCCAAGGTAAAAAACCAATATACGTTAGTACAAAACCACAAAACGAAGATTGGACAAAAAAATATAAAAAAAGTATTGACTGTAACAACCCCAAAGGATTTAGTCAAAAAGCACATTGTGCCGGTAGAAAAGCAAGACAAGCTGGTAAAAATACAAAATCAAAATCCGTGAACGAAATGAATATTGAAGAAAAGTTAAACTTATTTTTAGAAAAGAATTGTCCGACAGATGCGGCTAAATGGTCAGCTTCTAAAGCGGCTGCCAAGAAAAAATTTGATGTATATCCTTCAGCGTATGCAAATGGTTGGGCTGCAAAAAACTACAAATCTAAAGGTGGTGGTTGGAAAAAATGTAATGAAGGTGATATGAATGGATTGTGCGAAGAGTGTTGGAAAGGATATACTGCCGTTGGTGGTAAAATGAAAAATGGAAAAATGGTTCCAAATTGTGTACCTAATAAATAATAAAACTATTTAATTATGAAAAAAGTAAAAAAAGAAAGTCATAACGTAGTAGACCATCCAAATCGTAGGGATACGGATGTTGATATAAATTATGGTCAAGTTGAGCCATATGAATATGATGTTGAAAATCACGATGACGTAAAAGATTTTATAATTTTTATGCGTGAATATACAAAACAATTAAATGAAGCTGGTTGTGGTTGTGTTTTTGAAGCTGAGTATCAAGGTCGTAAAGTTAAGCTTGGAAAGCCAATGGCTGGTGATGTTAAAAAATTTAAGGTATATGTAAAGAATCCACAAGGAAATGTTGTAAAAGTAAATTTCGGTCAAAAAGGTGTCAAAATTAAAAAAAATAACCCTGGCAGAAGAGCAAATTTTAGAGCAAGACATAATTGTGATAATCCAGGCCCAAGACATAAAGCTAGATATTGGTCTTGTAGAAAATGGTAATTCAAAATATTTTTTGTATATTAACAAATTAAAATAAAACATAATGGCCGATACATCAATTTTTACAAGACTAAAAAAGTTATTTTCAACCAACACGATAGTTAGGAAAACACCTAAAGGAGTCAAAGTTATTGATACCGATGAGTATCAAAACATGACAACAAACCTAGTTGATAGGTTTTTAAAAATGCGTGTCACCAACCAATCTAATTTAGGTACGGTTGAATCATCAATGGCATATCAACAAATTAGAATAGATTTGTTTAGAGATTATGATTCTATGGATCATGACCCAATTATCAGTTCCGCTTTAGACTTGTATGCCGATGAATGTACTGCAAAGAATGAATTCGGAAGTGTATTGAAAATACATCATCCCGATGATAAGGTTAAACAAATTCTTGAAAATTTATTTTATGATATAATTAATGTTGAGTTTAATCTTTGGCCATGGACTCGTAATCTTGTAAAGTATGGAGACCTGTTTCTTCAATTAGAGATGGCGCCTGAAATTGGTATAATTGATGTAAGACCACTATCCGTATATGAGACAAGTCGTATTGAAAACTTTGACCCTAAAAATCCTCAATTAGTAAAGTTTGTTAATGCACCATATCAAAATCCATATACAACAAGTGCGTTGGGTGCACAGAAAAAAGAATACGAAAATTTTGAGGTAGCACACTTCAGACTATATTCTGATTCAAATTTTCTCCCATATGGCAAGTCTATGATTGAAGGATGTCGCCGTGTATGGAAGCAGTTGATGTTAATGGAAGATGCGATGTTGATTCATCGTATTATGAGAGCACCTGAAAAGAGAATATTTAAAATTGACGTTGGTAATATTCCTCCAAACGAAGTTGATAACTATATGCAAAAAATTATCAACTCATCTAAAAAGACACCATTTGTTGATGAAAAAACGGGTGACTACAATTTAAAATTCAATATACAAAACCTCATAGAAGATTATTATATGCCTGTTCGTGGTAGTGATACCGGAACTAGCATAGATACATTAAAGGGTTTGGAGTATAATATGGTAGAAGACATTAATTACCTAAAAGGTAAGTTGATGGCAGCACTTAAAATACCAAAGGCATTTTTGGGATATGAAGAAGATGTAAATGGAAAAGCAACTTTAGCTGCACAAGATGTTAGATTTGCAAAAACTATAGAACGTATTCAACGCGTAATGATTTCAGAACTTACGAAGATAGCTATTGTACATTTATATTCACAAGGTATTACAGATTCATCTTTAACAGATTTTAGTCTTGAACTTACTATACCATCAAAAATATATGAGCAAGAAAGAGTTGAATTATATAGTTCAAAAGTACAGTTAATACAATCCATGCAAGGTACTAAGATGTTTTCAAAAGAATGGATGTATCATACAATCATGGGTATGGCAAAGGATGAACAAAATGATATAACTCTACAGGTATTAGATGATACAAAACAAGCATTCCGATTATCACAAATAGAAACTCAAGGTGTAGACCCAGCTAAACCAACGGGAACAGAAGCACCTACGAATGTAGAGGAAGAAATTCAGAAAATAAAGTCTGAGTTAGAAGAGGATGGTAAAGTTGGTCGTCCTAAAGACGCTGTAAGATACGGAAAAGATGACCATCCCATGGGAAGAGACCCATTAGGAATTAAGACTTTGAAGCAAAAAGAGGGTTCTGTTAACTATAAACCGAGAAAAAGCTATTACGAAGAAATATTTAAAGATATGGAAGGTAATAGAAAAAAGATTATATTAACGGAAAATACGACTAAAAAGTAATAAAGTGATATAAAGATATATTTATATAGTAGAAATCTATTTTTAATGAAAAAGATAAAGCATTCAAAGTTTAAAAATACGGGCTTCTTGTTTGAACTCTTAGTTAGACAAGTAACGTCAGATATATTATCTGAAAACCGTTCAATAGCAGAACGTATTCTAAAAGAATATTTCAACTCTAAAAAAGAGTTATCAAAGGAACTAAAGTTATATCAGTTCTTAGTTAACGAGAAATATGCATCAGAAGTAAAAGCTGAAAAGTTTATAGACACTGTTTGCGAAGCTCGTAAAAAATTAGATGAAAAGAAGTTAGTAAAAGAAAAGTATAATTTGATTAAAGAAATAAAGTCTAGCTACAACATAGATGATTTTGTAAAGTCTCCCATATCAAATTACAAATTATTAGCTTCTATTTACAAAATTTTTGAAAATGCAATAGATAAGGATAATTATAATCCTGTAGACATTTTAAGTGCTAGATTTACTATAACAGAAACTATTATAAATTCATCTGTAAAAAATAAAGAATCAAGACTAAAAGACTTAGCTTTAGAAGAATACAAAAAACAAACAGATGATGTTAGGTCTATTACTTACAAATTTTTAGTTGAAAAATTTAATGAAAAGTATAAGAATCTAACAAACGAACAAAAAGTACTACTCAGAGAGTACATAAATAATATTAATAACACGGGTAATTTAACAAAATACGTCATTGGTGAAGTTAATACTTTGTTAAAATCACTCAAAGAAGTACAACCAAAAATAAAAGATAAAGTGACTAAAATAAAGTTATCGGAAACAATAGATAACATAAAAAAAATAAAATCTACAAAGATTATAAAAGAAAATCACCTATCTGCACTTATGATGGCGTATGAATTGGTTAAAGAACTAAAATCTAAATTGAAATAAAATGACAAATTATAGAGCGTTTAATGCATTAACTGTTGGTTCCGGTCAAACCGGTTCTTTAGACAGAGCATGGGGAATACTAAGAAGTTCAAGTGGAGCTGGTGTACTTTATTTAGAAGCAAAAAGTGGTTCATTAAACAACAGTGTTTATGCACCAAATGTAACTATGTCAATAGCAGACATTGCAGCTGGACAACCATTCCCATGTCATGTAAAAAAAGTTGAAGTTTCAGCAGGTACAGTCTATATTTTAGCATAATATGCCAGCACACTCAGAAGACCAGGCAAAATTAATGAGACTCGTAAGAGCAGCTCAAAAAGGAAAAGTTAAAGGAATAACTGATCCGGCTAAAACTATGGCTAAGGATATGGATGTTGAAGATGTTGAAGACATGATGACTACCGAAGATTTATATAAACTAAAAGAATATATTCGTGGTATTGTAAGAGAAATGAATACTACAGCAAATGTTCAGGGATATTTAACACCAAAAGCATTTAGTAAACCAGGCTCAGAAAAGAAAAAAGCTAAAAAACAAGCATCTTTAACCGGCTATACAGTAGTTGAAGAAATAAATCAATTAGCAGAAAATCGTTGGTTAGAATTGAAAAAAGAAGAATTGCCTGCTAGAGCTAAAATAGGACGTGGTATTTCAAATATAAATAAGCAATTAAATGAAATAGAAAGATTTCTCAATTGGTATGGTAGGTTGAAGCAAGAAAATGGTATGAGTAATCAAGATTTTTGGAAACGAACAAATCACAATATTTATAAGATAAAAGAGAGACTTATTAAATTAGAACAACAACTTAGAAAAATATCAGAATAATATGAAACTAGAACAACTAAGAGCAGTAATACGTGAGGTAATAAAAGAAGAAGAGGAATATCAAGCTTTCTTTAAAAAGGCTTTAGATAAAGCAGGAAAGTCAATTACAAAAATGAGTGATGCTGAGAAAAAAGCATTCTTTAATAAAATTGACGCAGCTTGGAAAGGTAAAACCGAAAATAAGAAAAAGTAATGAATAAAAATCTTCTTATAGAAACTCACTTGTTTGAAGCAAAGGTTCAAGAAGAATCTAATGGAACGCTTTTGGTTAAAGGTATATTACAAAGAGCTGGTGCGCCAAATCAAAATAAGAGACGTTATCCTAAAGAAATACTTGAAAGAGAAGTAAAGAAATATCAACAACTCATAAAGGAACGTAGAGCTTTAGGTGAACTTGACCATCCTGAATCTCCGATTATTAACCTTAAAAATGTATCTCATAACATCCGTGAAGTATGGTGGGATGGAGACGATGTTGTTGGTGTAGTAGAAATATTATCAACACCAGCTGGGAATATTCTTCGTGAACTTATAAAAAATAATATACGATTGGGTATCAGTTCTCGTGGATTGGGAACAGTAAAAGAAATGCACGATGGTACAGTACTTGTGCAAGAAGATTTTGAGTTAGTTGGATGGGACTTTGTTTCTAATCCATCTACTTATGGTGCTTTTATGTCACCTATGAATTTGAAGGAGAGTGTTGAACATAAGACCATGCTTGAAGAATGTGGTAAGTGGTGTAAATCACAAGACCTTATGAGAGAAATACTAATAGAATTAAACTAATAATATATGTTAAAATTAAAAGGATTAATATCTGAAGTAGCAGAAGACCCAAAAATAGAAAAATTGATTAAAGACATATCTAAAAAAACAGATATGAATGACCATACTGCATCTATATTGGTATTAGCAAAATTTTTAAAAGATAATAAATCTGTAAAAATTTTAGATGCTATAAATGATATTCACCATATAGAACAAAGTATGCCATACGAATTGGGTAAATATAGAAGTTCAATATTGAATGGTTTGTTAGAAACATTAAAAAATAAGTATGACGCTAATACTTATATGAAAGTATCAAGTGCATTTTAAAATAAATAAAGGTATGAAATTATCATCTCTTGTAAATAAGAAAATAAAAGAAAACAGACTAACTTTAAAAGAGGAAGGTCTGGAAGATTTAGACGTAAATTTACCAGTACAAGTAACTCGCTTTTTAGATAAAGTGGTGACAGCTATTAAAGGATATAAATTAAATAGAAAAAAAGAGCAACTTATAGTTGCAAAAATTATAGATGCACTCGGTATGGATAAGCAAGAATTAATGATGGCTATCCAAAAGATAAAGAAAAAAGGTATTTTACAAAAAGAAGATATTCAAAAATTATCGTCTTTAATAAAAGAATCGGAAGATAATGAAAAACTTCCTAATGAGATAAAAAAGCATTTCCTTGAGATTATATCTACTTATGGAAATCATCGTGAAGGCATATCTCGTAAATCAGACATTCGTGAAACAGCAGAAACATTAGGTGCGATAGCAGATGCAGCACAGGAGTATACACTCCGTGAAGGAGGTGATTGGTTCGACCGTGTTACGATTAAACGTAATATGAAAGAACTAAAATCACTTTGTGAATCTTTTACAAAAGAAGCTATGATAGCTAAAGAACAAGAACAACGTCTTGAAGCATTATATGAAGATATGGGTCACGTTTTATCACGTTATTTTGAAATAGCTGAAGTATCTGAAGCAGTTATGAAAGAAAGACTTGGTATAAAAGAAAAAGCACCTGAGGGTTGGGAAAAAACTGTAAAGGCTATGAAAGATGAGCCCGGTGTAGATAATCCTTGGGCATTGGCGCATTGGATGAAAGGAAAAGGTTATAAATCTCATAAATAATAATGGCAACAAATATAAAAGCACTTACTGCAGCAAAAGCAATATTACCAAAAGTATTGGTAAGTTCATCCGTAGTTATACTTACCGATAGAATGTTTGATGAGTATACTGCTCATTTTTTCTATAGAAGTGCTACTAACTTTTGCAAAGGAGTTGGTTATAATAGAGCAGCTGCTTTCTTTGAAAAAGAAGCGGCAAACGAATTAACACACGCCGAGAAGTTACAAAAGTATCTTGTAGATTGGAATGTAACACCAACATTACCGGCGGTTAAACCCAACATAGCATTTTCGGGCTTAATTGATATTGTTAATAAGGCTTATCTTTTGGAATATAATCTTTGGGAAAAATACAACGCAGATTCGCTAAAAGTATTTCAGAACGATTTGTCAACTTTTGATTTTTTACAAGAATTTAGAGAGGGACAGACAAAATCTGTAGCTGAGTATTCCGATTTATTGAATGCGGCTCAGTTAATAGACCCTACTAATTTATTAGATGTTTTACACTACGAAGAAATGTATTTTGTATAATGACTGAAAGAATTGTTGTTAAAGTAGACGGTGGTAATATAGAAAAAGCCCTACGTCAATGGAAACGAAAGTTTATAACTCAAAAAGTTGTAGAAGAACTTCGTGAAAGAACGGAGTATGTAAAACCATCTGTTAAACGCAGAACCCAAATAAAAGACGCAGTGTATCGTCAGAAAAAAAGAACACAATCTGAAAAAGATAAATAAATCTATCGTTTTCAAAAAAATCTTATACTTATTGTAAATATCCCACTCCAATGTGGGATTTAATTTTGTTGGTTAATGAATACCTATTCTTATAGAGTGACCGAACAACCGACATAAAATTATTGGAGTCCACAATCTATTGACTTCAGAGAGTAAAACAAACCAATTAACAAAATGGCAAACTCAAAATTGTTAAAAGAGGCTATCGCCGACGCTAAAGCTGTTAAAGAAACTGCTCTAGCAAATGCAAAAATTGCTCTTGAGGAAGCCTTCACTCCACGTTTACAATCTATTCTTTCCAAGAAATTGAGAGAAGAGATGGAAGACGAAGAGGAAAAGGAAACCGAAATGGCAAACGAGGAGCTCAGTTCATCTGAAATAGGAACTGGCACCGCAAAAGCACCTAAAGAACCTAGCAAGCTAGAAGCTGGTACGGATCTTTCGGTGGGTATCAAAAAAACATCTGCAGCACCTGGTGCTGAAGGTGAGTACAAAAAAGTAAAGGACATCAATGAAATGGACGGAGCCGAAGAGGATGAAGTTGACATGGAAACTGATGAAAACCTTTCTGTTGCACAACTTCGTGAAAAACTTCTTAAGCGTTTAGCTGAATTAGATTCCGCAGAATCTGAGGAGGAAAAAACTGAAGCAGAAGAGCCATCAGCGGAGACGGAAGAAGAGCCCATGGCAGACGCATATATGGGAGAAGACGAACCCGATGATGACGAAGACGAAGAAGAGTACGAAGTTACTGGTGAGGAAGAAGAAGACACCGAAGAAGACGAAGATGGTTTAGACCTTGAATCTATTATTCGTGAGTTAGAAGCTTCCGTAGACGCAGAAGAAGCTCCCGAAGCAGAAGCTGGTGAAGAGGAAATGCAAGAAGATGCACTTTCATCCGGTGAACCCGCAGGAACAGACAAAGGAGAAGATCCTAAAGTTGTAATGGCGGAAGAAGAGGAAGACAAAAAGGAAGAAACTGATGAAGTTATTGACCTTGAAGAAATCCTTAAGGAAATGGAAGCTGACCTCAAAGAAGGTGAAGAAGAAGAGAAGAAAGAAAAAGAAGACATGGAAGAAGTTAAGAATCAATTAAAAGAAGCTTACGAAACCATTAATTCTCTTCGTGGCACTATCAATGAAGTTAATCTTCTAAATGCGAAATTATTGTTCGCAAACAAATTGTTTAGAGCACATAACCTAACCAACGAACAGAAGGTTAAAGTTATTGAAACTCTTGACAGAACCAAATCAGTTCGTGAAGTTAAACTTGTTTACTCAACTTTAGCTGAAAACTTAAAGTTTGGTTCATCTCAAAAAGTTGCTAAAAAATCTATCACAGAAGGAATCGCTAGCAAAGTTGTTAAATCAACTAAGCCGGCAGCAGCTAAGCAAGTAATTGCAGAAGGTGCTGATTTTTCTGCTAGATTTAAAAAGTTAGCAGGTATTATTAGATAATAAACAAAACAAAAAACAAAATGGACGTTAGAAAATTAATGAATGGCGCTAATCCCCAGAGCGTAATGCTTGAGCAGACCCGTGGTCTTAAGAGCAAGTGGGAAAAGACTGGCCTTTTAGAAGGCATTAAGTCTGAAACTCAGAAGCACGGAATGTCCGTGATTCTTGAAAACCAAGCAAAACAATTGCTTGATGAAGCAACTCGTACAGGTACCTCCGCAGGTTCTGAAGAATGGGCTGGTGTAGCTCTTCCTCTTGTTCGCCGTATTTTCGGTAGCATCGCAGCGAAAGAGTTCGTTAGTGTACAGCCTATGAACTTACCTTCAGGTCTTATCTTCTACATGGACTTCAAATATGGTTCAACCGCAGGTAAAGACGTTAATCGTCCTGCTTCTGGTTCTTCACTTTATGGTGGAACTGGTTCAGTTGGTTTGGACAACTTAGATTCAAGCACTTATAAGCTTGGTTCTACTCAAAACACAGATGGTGGTCTTTATGGTGCAGGTCGTTTTGGATATACCATTAACGATGCCGCTACTAGCTTAAGTGCAACTTTAGCATCTGCTTCATTAGCAGACATCGCTTTTGACCTTAGCAACACTACCATTTCCGCATCTTATGCAGCTGGTAAGATGAAGAAATTGACTGTAGCTATTCCTTCTGATGCAGATTTCAATGCAGTTCGTGTATTTGACTTTGCACAATCAGGTTCAGGCTACACTCAGTATCCTCAATTCACTGTAAAGAATGGTTCAAACGTAGTATTTATCGCAGAAGTAGCAGCTGCAGGTACTTACGCTGGCGCAACAGCTGTTGATGGTCAGTTGAAGTATGTAAAACAGCCAGTTGATTACAACCGTGGTGATTTCGAAGATAAAGGTTCCGACCTTCCTATCACAGAAATTGAACTTGAACTTAAGAGTGAGCCTATCGTGGCTAAGACTCGTAAGTTAAAGGCTATCTGGACTCCTGAATTAGCACAAGACTTGAATGCATACCATTCAATTGATGCTGAAGCAGAATTGACCCAGATGCTTTCTGAATACATCTCTCTTGAAATCGACCTAGAAATCCTTGAGATGCTTCAGCAGAACGCATTGACTACTGAGTATTGGTCAGCAAAAGTTGGATACGAGTGGGATGGTGCTTCGTTTATAATTGATTCAAACGCAGCAGCAGCTTCTGCATATCAGAAGAACACTTGGTTCCAAACTCTTGGTATCAAATTGCAGAAAGTTTCTAACAAGATTCATCAGTTAACTATGAGAGGTGGTGCAAACTTTATCGTTGTATCTCCTAACGTAGCAACTATCCTTGAGTCTATGAACGGATTCTCTGCAAATCCTGGTAAGGATGCATTGCAATTCGCAGCAGGTGTAACTAACATCGGTCAGATTTCTAACCGTTACGATGTGTATAAGAACCCTTACATGACTGAGAATGTAATTCTTCTTGGTTTCAAAGGTTCTAACTTCTTTGAAACAGGAGCAGTTTACGCACCGTATGTACCGCTCATCATGACTCCTCTAGTGTACGATCCTACGAACTTTACTCCTCGTAGAGGCGTAATGACTCGCTACGCTAAGAAGATTGTTCGTCCTGAGTTCTACGGTAAGATTGTTGTTGGTGGTCTTGAAAGCCTCTAATAGCAGACTGAACTGATAGTTCAAAATAAAGAGGGGGGAGAAATCCTCCCTCTTTTTTTATTGTATAGTTATACTTATATAAAAAGATTAGTATGATTTTTAGAGGACCCAGAGCTAGTGTTCCGACAGAAGTAACTATTGAAGCAAAGGCAATGGATTTGTATCAATATGAGCATGATTTTAACGCATTAGTTCTTACTAGACAAACAAACGGACAGCAAGGATATGTTTCGGAAGGTATTTTAGCAACTACAGGATCAAACACGTTTATAGGAAACCAAATCATATCGGGAAATCTTGAAGTTACAGGCACTATACAAGCAAAAAATGGTTTTATATACCAAACCAAAGAAATAAACACAGCAACCTATTCCGCAAGTTTTGATTATCAATACTACGGAGTAACTTATACGACAGGAACTTGTAGTATAGCACTCCCACTTTGTACATCTCCTGCAGACGATGGTCGATTCCTAAGTATTGCGGATGAAACGGGTAGTATTAGTTATGGAAATCGTGGTATATTTGTACACGGAGCAGATAGTCAAACAATAAATGGTCACAATGATATTCTAATGAAGATAGACAGAATGTCTTTGACCTTCTTATACAGAAACAATTCATGGAAAACAATATAATTTATGTCATATACCTATACTGATAAAGTCAAATTCGCTTACACACCAAACTTTGATGCATTCAATCGTCTACGAGTCTCAGAACCATTTACACTATTTGATTCAAGTCATAGATACCATGATAATGGACTATGGTTTACATCTGGGTCGGGTACTACCACATTTAACGCAAACGAAGGTCTGATTGATTTGGAGGTAAATGGTACAATTGGGAGTGAGGTAATTAGGGAAACAAGTAGAGTATTCGCATATCAACCCGGAAAAAGTCTTCTTGTTCTAAACACGGTTACATTTGAACCTGCAAAAACAGGATTAAGGCAAAGAGTCGGATATTTCGGTGCACAAAACGGATGTTATCTACAATTAAGTGGTTCGTTTGTACATTTGGTTGAGAGGAGTTCTGTTAGTGGTACAACGACAGAGACGGAGGTATCACAATCCGTATGGAATGTTGACAAAATGGATGGAAACGGCCCATCGGGTGTCACCTTAGATTTTTCAAAATCTCAAATTTTTTGGCAAGATTTTGAATGGTTAGGAGTAGGTTCGGTTAGATGTGGATTCGTAGTAAACGGAGAATTATACACCTCTCATGTATTTCACCATGCAAATTTAATAACAAAAACATACATAACTACTGCCTGTTTACCTATACGATACGAAATAACTAATGTTGCCGCAACGGGAACAACAAGTAGAATGAAGCAAATATGTTCATCTGTTATATCGGAAGGTGGATATGAACTAAGAGGAACACAAGATTCAACAAAAACGAGTATAGCATCCCCATATACTATAGTATCGCCAAATACTTATTATCCTGTAGTATCTATTCGGTTAAAGAATGGATACTTAGATAGTATTGCTGTTCCAACTGCACTATCAATCATGGCAAAGGAATCTGGTAACTACGGATATTGGATAGTGAATGGTGGAACTACATCCGGTGGAACATGGGTTTCAAGTAGTGTTAGTGCCAGCGTAGAGTATAATCTAACAGGAACATCATTTCAAACGGGTTCAATTGTTCAGGCAGGATTTTTTTCACAGACACAACAAGCGGGCTCTGCTATAAATTTATCAGGTAATAATATTTTTGCTTATCAACTAACAAGAAATGGATTAACACAGGTTGGTCAAGAATTTACAATTTGTGTAGCGGTAGATGGTGTAACGGGCGGAGGTAACTCTATATGGCGTTCTTTATCTTGGGAAGAAACAACTCATTAAATATATGTTGATATAAGAAAACTCGTTACTCTTTTATTTTTTTATATTTATACAGAGTAACGTAAACAATTTCTTATGTCTCTAAACTTAAAATGGCCGGGAAGTGGATCTGCAATATCTGGAAGTACTCCGTTTGGTATATATGATTCCGATAGTGATTTTATAAACGATGGCCCAAAAACAGCTGTTTGGTGTGCAAAACGATTGGGATATCCAATTGTTGATGTAGAATTAATTGACCAAAATTTTTACGCTTGTTTTGAAGAAGCAGTTAGTGAGTATTCTGCACAAGTTAACCAATTTAACATAAGGAATAACTTAATGTTACTGAGGGGAAAACCTAAAACAGATGTAACAAATTATTCGCAAAAATTAGTAGATGGAACATCCGTTGCAATGATATTCCGTATGTCTCAAGACTATGGAACATTAGCAGGAGTTGGTGGAGGTGTAGATATTAAAAAAGCATATATAAATGTCACCTCGTCAGTTCAAAATTACGATTTAACTACATCTGGTATAGATGTTAGTACTGGCCAATCATTAAGTTCACTAATAACTGGCTCATCGGTGTTTGATGTTACACGAGTATTCTTTGAACAAATACCGGCAATCACTCGTTTCTTTGACCCATACTCGGTTGGTGCACAAGGAACACTAAATCTTATAAGTGAATTGGGATTTGGTAATTTTTCACCGGCGGCACAATTTCTTATGATGCCGGTGTATGAAGATGTTTTACGTATGCAACATATTGAGTTTAACGATATGATTCGTAAGTCAGCCTTCACATTTAATATTGTAAATAATAAACTACAAGTATTTCCTGTTCCCACGGTTAATACTGTAAGAAAAATATATTTTGAATACTTTAAGAGAGATGACCTAAATTCAAAAACATCTACAGTAGATTCTGCCGGAAATTCTATATCAGATTATTCCGATATAGGATATGATTTCATTCAATATTCAGACATAAATGATGTTGGTAAACAGTGGATTAGAAAATATACTCTAGCATTAGCAAAAGAATTGTTAGGTGCAGTTCGTGAAAAATATAGTAATATTCCTATACCTGATGCTGAAATATCTCTGGATGGTGCCGCATTAAGGTCAGAAGCTCAAGTTGAAAAAGATGCATTGATAACCCAACTAAGGGAAAATCTTGAAGAATTGAGTAGAAAAAATCAATTTGAAATACAAAAGAATGTAGCAGACCAACATCAAGATATGCTGAAAAAAATTCCACTTAAACTTTATGTAGGATAATATGCCAAAATTTGTATCCGCAAGAGATGTAGCTTTTTTCAAACATATCGCCCGAGAACTTGTGGACGATGTGGTTCAGAATGTTATCGTATTATATAAAGTTAATTTGAATGCAACACGGGTAAATCTTTATGGAGAATCAGTAGAAAAAACTTGGCATAAAGGAGTTGAATTATATGCTTTAATTGATAAGGACCCTGGCGTAATAAACTATGAAGGATTTGGACCCGAGTCTAACCAAGCTATTACATTTAAATTGGATAGATTTGCGTGTGAAGAAAAAAATTCATATCCACAAGTAGGTGATGTTATATATTTTGATACGCATTATTATGAAATAAATTACACTTACGAAATTCAATACGCTGGTGGTTTACCTGAAAACAATTTTAGTATAGTTGTAAATACATTCTTGACAAATAAGACTACACTTGGTATAGAAGAACGAATAAATTAATTATAAATGGCAGCAATAGATCCTTTAAGAAAATCTGGTAGAAACTTTCAAACTAAGTCTGAAAAGGGTGATGTAAAGCAAAGTATTACATTATACGACATTGACTATGCTATAATGTCGTATTTGGAAGAAGTGGTATTACCTAAATTAGAACAAAATAATCAATCTATAACTATACCGGTTATCTACGGAAATTCTGAAAGATGGGTAGGCGCTAGACGCCAAGGAGTATACAGAGATTCTGCTGGTAAAATTCAGTTACCTTTAATGATGATACGTAGAACTAGTGTTGCTAAAAATGAAAATATGGCAATGCTTAATCGTCATGTTTCGTATAGAAGTATTACCAAATATTCAAAGCAAAATAAATACGACAGATTCTCAATATTGGGTTCAACTATAAAACCTAAATATAATGTATATAATATTACTATGCCGGATTATGTAGAGATAAATTATGAGTGTATGGCTTGGACAAACTTTACAGAACACTTAAATACGGTAGTAGAATCTTTGACTTTCGCATCGGATGAATATTGGGGTGATAAACATAAATTTAAGTTCAATACTGTAATTTCTGATTATAATATAATAAATGAAGTTGGAGATGGAACAGAAAGAATTAACAGAGTTGAATTTAACTTGAATGTTAAAGCATATCTTCTTCCTGAAAAATTTGATGGTCAAGACACAATTAAAAAAGGTGGAAATATTACTAGGGTAGGTACAGTCATAACAACCGAAACTGATGTTACTGCAAACGGAAGGTTGGAATCTGTATTTATAAAACCATCATCTTATTACGACAACAAAGATTTAATAGATTTTCTATCATTAAATAATTCAGAGTCTGCGAATCCTGTAAGTAATAATACAATAACTTTTACCGGCGTTAGATTGGTAAAAACTCCAATAGCTCTTGCCGGAACAATAACGGGAAGTTTAACCATAAGTAGTATTACTTATGATGTAAAAGTATACATAAATGGAGTAAGAATGATACAATCTAATAATTTTACCGCAACATATTCCGCAGAAACTAGTACACTTACTATAAATTTTGATGCAGGAAATATAGGATACAGCATTACTTCATCAGATGAAGTAACAATAACCGGTAAATTTATTGAATTGTAATGAAAAGATCTGTATTGGACATAACAAAAAAATTATATCGTTCTAATAATAGAATACGATTGAATGCTCACGATTTAGGAGACATAAATTATTACATATTCAAAAAAATTGGATACACATTTCCAAATGTTTTTTATGAAATGATTAATAATATAGACCCTAAAGATTCGGTTAGATTAACTATTAATAATGTCTATATATCAAACGATGATTTTATATTAGAATCTGACACAAATTCAATTACTGTAAAATTGATAAAAAATAGAATATCTTATCTTATAGATCAAGAAGATGTATTAATACTACAAGGTTCAATACAATATGCCGAATAGATTTCAGTCATATAGCAGAAAAAGACAAATGTCAACTGTTGTAAATACAAAAAATTTAGAACCAACTGACATTACGGGTAGTTTACTACAAATTGAAATACCATCTGAAAAAATATTTCAAAGTGGTGTTAGGAAAACTATAAAAAGTACAATAGTAAACGCTATAAATTTACAAACGATTGACATAACTGGAAGTCTTCAAAACATAATAGAACCTGTAAAGCCTGTAAATTCAAATACACGTTCGCAAATATCAACACCTACTATTACAAATACGGATAAGATTGTGTTGGATTTTAGGGAAGACATTTTTAAGTACAGTGCTAGAAATATAGAAAAAACAATCACATCATTTGATGCTCAAACAAATCAATTATTTATATCGGGTACTATAATAGATTACGGAACAGAAGCTGTTTCAGACAAAGATTTTGAAATTTATTATAACGGAGTTCGTCTTCCCGATATATTTATGGTAAAACAAATAAATAATGACATAGTTATTACTTTAACGGAGGAATATATACAATATGATGATTTACGATTGTCTGAAATTAAAGTAATAGGTAAATTTATATAAAGATGGCCGAACTGATTAGATTAAAACAAATAGAAAGTGGTTCATATTTGGCGGCACTAGCCTCTGGAAGTGGTGGAGGAACCGGCGCTGGATTTCCATTTAACGGTTCAGCAGTAATTACAGGAAGTCTTTATGTAAGTGGAGCATTTACAGCATCGTTACAAGAAGGATATATTTGGGTAGGTGGTGCAAATGGTGAAAGTGTACAAGTACAAAGTAGTTCTCTATCGGGAACCAGTGGTACCAGTGGACTTAGTGGAGACATATACAGAGGTAATAGTTCGGATACATTAACAATTCCAACTACATATGGTCAATTAATTACCTTAACTGCATCTGCTGACCTTTCATATACTGTAGGACAAACTGTAATAGTTTCACATGATTATCACATTTATTTTGAAGGTGAAGTTGAATTATATAATTCCGTTACAGGCCAATTGGAAATATTTACAACTTATTTTGAAGGCGCCGGTACATACAATAGTTGGCAACTAAATTTAGGTGGTGCAACGGGTCAAAATGGTTCAAGTGGAACATCAGGCTCAAGTGGTTCAACGGGCTCAAGTGGTTCAACCGGGTCAAGTGGAACATCAGGCTCAGCAGGTTCAAGTGGAACGAGTGGTTCGGCAGGTTCAAGTGGAACATCAGGCTCAGCAGGCTCAAGTGGAACATCTGGTTCATCCGGAACGAGAGGTTCAAGTGGTTCATCGGGTTCAACAGGCTCAAGTGGAAGTTCTGGCTCAACAGGCTCAAGTGGAACATCTGGTTCAAGTGGAACATCAGGCTCAAGTGGTTCAACGGGCTCAAGTGGTTCAACCGGGTCAAGTGGAACATCAGGCTCAGCAGGCTCAAGTGGAACATCTGGCTCATCTGGTACACGAGGTTCAAGTGGTTCATCGGGTTCAACCGGCAGTAGCGGTTCAACTGGCTCAAGTGGTTCTACGGGCTCAAGTGGAACATCCGGTACTAGCGGATTTGGAGCATTCCCCTTTACAGGTTCAGCTGTAATTAGTGGTAGTTTAATAGTAACAGGGTCTGTAAGTGTTAGTGGTTCAATTACAGGTAGTCTTTTAGGAACTTCATCATTTGCATTAACTGCGTCTTATGCACTTAATGGTGGTGCGGCAATAACAGCATCTATAAATCCTCCTGTAACGCCGGAAGAAAATGACCTTTGGTATGATTTGGATACAGGCAAAACATATATAAGACTTAATGATGGTACATCAGTTCAATGGGTATTACAGAGTGATCCGACTATTGATGTAAACACATCATTACAAACTCTACAAGAGGTTACCGATTTAGGTAGTACAACGACTAATGTAGTCAGCATAACTAATACTACTAATGCAACGGATACAGGTTCAGGTGCATTGATTGTAGATGGTGGTGCAGGATTCGGTTTAGATGTACGAGCAAGAGCATTTTATGGCGATGGTAGTGGATTAACAGGCATTGTAGCAACTGCAACAAATGTCGGTAACTTACAACAAGTAACATCCAATGGAAATACTACAAGTGGTTCTATTATCCTAACAGGAACAACAAACGCAACATCAAGAACAACCGGTATACTAAGGGTAGCTGGTGGTATAGGTGTTGAAAAAGATATATGGGCTGACAACTTTTATGGAACTGCGAGTTTAGCACTCACAGCAAGTTATGCTTTAAACGCAGGAGGAGCAGGATTTCCATTTAGTGGAAGTGCAGTAATTACGGGTAGTCTTTTTGTATCAAATTCTTTATCAATAGGAACCGTTCTAACAGCATCTCTACAACAAGGATATGTTTGGGTTGGTGGTGCAAATAATATATCTACTATTATAGCATCATCTTCATTCGCCGGAAGTAGTGGAACAAGTGGTTCAAGTGGAACATCAGGTTCATCCGGCACACGAGGTTCTAGTGGAAGTTCTGGTTCAACTGGCTCAAGCGGTTCAACCGGAAGTAGTGGAACAAGTGGTTCAACTGGCTCAAGTGGTTCAACGGGAAGTAGTGGAACAAGTGGTTCAAGTGGAACATCAGGTTCATCAGGTACAAGAGGTTCCAGCGGTTCATCTGGTTCAACAGGTTCAAGTGGTTCAGCAGGCTCAAGTGGAACATCGGGTTCAGCAGGAAGTAGTGGAACATCGGGCTCAGCAGGTTCAACCGGTTCAAGTGGTTCAACTGGTTCAAGTGGTTCAAGTGGAACATCGGGTTCAACGGGATCAAGTGGAACATCGGGTTCAACGGGATCAAGTGGAACATCGGGTTCGGCAGGTTCAAGTGGAACATCGGGTTCGGCAGGTTCAAGTGGTTCAACGGGAAGTAGTGGAACTAGTGGTGTAAATGGTTCATCCGGAACTTCCGGTTCAAGTGGAACATCGGGTTCTTCTGGCACGAGAGGTTCAAGTGGTTCAACTGGTTCAAGTGGTTCAAGTGGAACATCGGGTTCAACGGGATCAACTGGCTCAAGTGGTTCGGCAGGTTCAAGTGGAACAAGTGGTTCCGCGGGTTCAACTGGCTCAAGTGGTTCGGCAGGTTCAAGTGGAACATCGGGTTCCGCAGGTTCAAGTGGAACATCTGGTCAAAACGGAAGTAGTGGAACATCTGGTTCAGCAGGTTCAAGTGGTTCAACCGGAAGTAGCGGAACATCGGGTTCAACGGGATCAAGTGGAACATCGGGTTCCGCAGGTTCAAGTGGAACATCTGGTTCAACAGGTTCAAGTGGAACATCGGGTTCCACAGGCTCAAGTGGAACATCGGGTTCGGCAGGTTCAAGTGGAACATCTGGTTCAGCGGGTTCAAGCGGTACTTCAGGTTCATCCGGCACTAGGGGTTCTAGTGGTTCATCCGGTTCTACCGGCTCAAGTGGTTCAGCAGGAAGTAGTGGAACATCGGGTTCAACTGGCTCAAGTGGAACATCTGGTTCAGCTGGCTCAAGTGGAACATCTGGTTCAGCGGGTTCAACTGGCTCAAGTGGTTCGGCAGGTTCAAGTGGAACATCTGGACAAACTGGAAGTAGTGGAACAAGTGGTTCAACAGGTTCAAGTGGTTCATCCGGTCTAAACGGAGACCGATATGCAACAACATCCACTACATCAAATGACATAGGTACGGGTACTAAAAACTTTACGGTAGCAGATAGTGGATTAGCATATACAAACGGACAAACAGTAATTGCAGCATCTTCTGCAAACTATGCAAATAGAATGGAAGGTACTGTTATTTCATATAATGACGGAACAGACCAATTGTCAATAGATGTAACTACTACATATGGTAGTGGTACGGGTATAACAAGTTGGCAAATAAATGTGGGTGGTGTCCCGGGCCAAGATGGAAGTTCTGGTTCAAGTGGAACATCTGGCCAAAACGGAAGTAGTGGAACATCAGGACAAAATGGTAGTAGTGGAACAAGTGGATCATCTGGAACAAGAGGATCGAGTGGAAGTTCTGGCTCCACAGGTTCAAGTGGAACGAGTGGTTCTGCGGGTTCCACAGGTTCAAGTGGTTCAGCAGGAAGTAGTGGAACATCTGGTTCCACAGGTTCAAGTGGTTCAACGGGAAGTAGTGGAACCAGTGGTTCAACAGGCTCTAGCGGAACAAGTGGTTCTGCGGGTTCAACGGGTTCAAGTGGTTCAGCAGGAAGTAGTGGAACATCTGGTTCCACGGGTTCAAGTGGTTCAACAGGAAGTAGTGGAACAAGTGGTTCAACAGGCTCTAGCGGAACATCGGGTTCAACGGGCTCAAGTGGTTCAACAGGAAGTAGTGGTACATCGGGTTCAACGGGCTCAAGTGGTTCAACAGGCTCAAGTGGAACATCGGGGTCATCAGGTTCAAGTGGTTCAACAGGCTCAAGTGGAACATCGGGGTCATCA